CAGGGATGGCGACTGACCTTGTCAGTAGGGATCACAAAGCTACATTAATAAATCGAGGGAAGTAGTAGCTTATGCCCGCGTCTATCAGGTTAGACGGGGAGAAAAACATGCACTCTTGTTTAAAATCTGAATATGAAATGATGAAACATGACGAGCCCCCACATTATCTTGATTCCCTTTTACAGACTTGCCCCGACGGAGATGGGGTTAATTTAACTGTTATGTATATGAACAAAAAAGACAGAATAAGCTTTGGGTGGGGGATGAGATTTAGGTTTTGTCCTGCGTGTGGTGAAAAACTCGTGGCAAATAGCGGTTAGACATGCCTTGTAAACATAAGAAACACACACCAATAAAAAGTAGAAAACAACAGAAATTCTTTGGAGCGGAACTTACCCGCAAGAAGAAAGGCAAGAAGGGCAGAACAAAGATGACCAAGGCCGTTTTACACAAACATCTAAAAGAGTCAAGGGGCAAGAAACTAATCAAGAGAGTGAAGAAGAAGTGAAGTGCCCTTATTGTGAGATGCCCGAATCTTATGAACCAGATTCTTGGACTGAAAGCCCAGATTCTACCACGTTAGACAATGAGTATTATCCGTGTAAGTTGGGACAGGAGTGCCAACAAAGATGTCCTAAAGGACAAGAAAGTATATAAAAAATGGCGACGAAAAAAGCGACAAAAAAGCAAAAAATAGAAACTACTAAATCAGATTTAACGGGGTTTAAGGGTGGACTTCCTGTCAATCTCGATAGGAAGATGGAAGGTGGGGGCATTCTCCGAGATGTGCTCTCCCAGCACCTAAAAGAAACCCTACTTGTCGAGAAAGACAACGCCGTCAATCTTCGGGAAGACATAAGTAGGTGGCAGAAACAATACGACGGCAAGAAACCACCCAAATCATTTCCTTTTGAGAATTGTGCCAATGTAGCCGTACCAGTTTCGAGGTCAAGAACTGACATCGCACATGTTCGCCTTATAGAGTCAATATTCAGTAGAAAGAAGATTGTAATCGTCAAGGCGATGAAGAAGGAATTCATCGAGTGGGCTAAAAAAATAGAAGAGGCGTTCAATCATTTCCTGAAACATACTATAAAATTAAAACGAATACTCAATTCACCATTGCTTCAGTGTACAAAAATTGGCACTGGGGTAGTAAAGCTAGACCATATAGAGAAAAAACGTGCTGTTTATAGATACGCCACTCCAGCAGAGGTGGCAGACCCGAGTATTCACAAGTATGATACGGGTGAAAAAAGTGACAAGGCAGTAAAATATATAGAAACGTCTTATCGTGGGCCGACTATTTACCCGATTGACAGGGCTGATTTCATTATTTCATCAGATGCTACGAGTATGGATGATGCTTATTTGGTGGGGTTTAGATTTAGGCTCAGGAGGCCACAGATTGAGCTTAAAATAAGGCAAGGATTATACGACAGGGAACAAGCCGACCTCATAACAAGTCCGACAGAACCTAGCGAGGGGCAAAAAACTCGGGCAGAACTTCAAGGTAAGGAACTCAAAAAAACAGAGTATGAAAAACCGCATGAATTCTGTGAGCTCTGGTTTGATTATGATGTAGATGAAGATGGGGAAGAAGATAGTATCATGGTGGTGTTTCATGAACCATCTGGAGCTATTTTAAGGGCGATATACAATCCTATCTTTAAACAGTTCAGGCCATTTCAGGAGTTTGTCTTTTATCCCGTTGAACATTCGTTTGATGGTAAGGGGATTCTTCCGATTTTAGAAAATCTCCAGGTTCAGTTGGATACGATTGTAAATCAACGCCTTGATAGATTAACCCAGATAAATTGTCCGTGGTATCTCGTAAAAGAAGGTAGTAATCTGGCGAAAAGAATCGGCAACAGGATGAAACCAGGTGAGATTGTTGTGGAAGATGATGATTTAGACAAGGTTTTAAGAGAAGTCAAGTTTTCTGACGCTACACCACAGACGGTTATGGAAGAAGACAGAACTATCAGGCATATGGACGAGGCTATCGGTGTAACTGCTGATATAATGGGTGTTCCAACGTCAGACCGTCCAGTTTTCCGAGAAACGATGGCGCATCTCGGGGAAGCTTATAAAAAATTCAATTATGGTGCTGAAAATGTAAGAGAAAACGGCATGGTAGAACTCTTTTATAAACTTCTAGAGATATTTGCTCAATATCAACCTTCTTATACATACAGTACGAAGGAAGGTGCGGTAATTGAGGAAAAAACGGTTGATTTTCCAGTAACGGCTATAAGAGATGGTTTTAATATTACGCTTTTTGCTTCAAGTGACGAGATTAACCAGGATGCACGTCGAGAGAAGAATATGACCGTATATCAGATTCTTAAGGACTATATGACGGGAATCGCGGGCATGGGTCAGTTCATAACAAACCAGATGGTACCAAGTGATTTTAAACGTCTACTCATAAAGGCTAACGAGATAAGTGCTAAGATGTTGACACGGGTTTTTGATGATTTTGACGTAAGGGATGCCGACGATCTGGTGTTGGATATTGCCGAGATAATCGACATTCAAAAAGCATTAGCACAGTCAATAGACATGATACCAGAAGAGCAGAGAAAAAAGATGATGATGGCGCAACAGCAACAGCAAGCTCAGGAAAAGAAGCCAGCGGGTGGTGAAGGTGGTTGATCTAGAGAGATATATTGAGAAGGTCGAAAAAGAACGGGACATTACGATTAAGGGTGTCTTTTGGTCTGAATTTATTGCGGGAATATTAGCTTTGAGAAAAAAAGCCTCTAAGAACCTTGAGACTTATGAAGACCCTAAACTAGAGCAAGGTAAAATCCAGGCTTACGATAAGGTTCTGGGTTTACCAGATAGATTGATTGATTTTGTAAGAGAAGAAAAGCGGGCAACGAACCGCTAAATATAAGCCCCACGGGGCTAAGGAGGCCATTTAATGGCAACAAAGAAGGAACCAGGGAACGCACCTGCTCCTGAACCTGACCCTAAAAAGCCAGTTAAGGAACTAGGGAGTGTACCTGAACCAACAGCAGAGCCAGCTCCTGAACCTTCTGACATTCCAGAGCGTTTCCAAGATAAGAATCTTGGACAGGTAATCGAGATGTTTGAGAAGGCTGAGAAGGACAGAGACAGGTCGGGAACCGAGGTCGGCAAACTCCGAGGGGAAATTGACGACATGAAGAACACGGCATCTTACTATCAGAATATGGCTCAAGATTTGCAGAGAAAATCGGAGCAAGGTGGGGCGAAACCCGAAGGTGAGGCAACACCTGACCTTACGGGGTTTTATGACAATCCACTTCCTCTGGTGCGACAGGAAATTCAGCGGGAACTACAAAAAGACAGAGAAACAAGGGACAAAACCGAAAAAGAACAGGAGTACAAAAGAGCTAGTATGAATTTTGCTACAGGCCGAGGCAAGGCGATGAAAGATAACCCTGAATTACTCAGTGGTATCGAGAATCAACTTGAAAAGGGAATGTGGCAGTATTATCAGAATGGTAATGTTACCATAGACGAGCTTAGAGACTCCAAGACATGGGAAAACGGGGCAAGAATGATTCACATGGCTAATGAAAACTGGGATAGAGTTGTCCCACCCAAGGTAATACCTGTTTCTTCTACAGAGACTGAAAAACCTGGTGCTGCAGAAAAAACGCCAGAAGAAGAAGCTCCCAAAATGGAGCTTGATGATTTTGGCACAGAAATGAAAGAACATGCCATAAAGGGTGGCATGGAAGAGAAAGATTTTAATAAGTTGGTGCAGGAAACAAAGAAGGGGGAGGGTAGATAATGTTATTAAGAGACATTAAACTCATAGATTTGAATCGCTCAGAGATTGACAAAAAGGAATCCAGGCCCGAAAAGGGGATATATAGATTCAAGCCTAACGGCAAGGTATATGTATCGTGGAAAGACCCTGCTACTCGCCCACAGCATTATGTCAAATGGAATAGAAATACTCCACGTGATATTGAACGTTGGAGAAGCTTGTGGAATTATTCGGAAGTTACCGCAAAAGACCCGTATTGGCCCGAGGGAATAGCGGTCAATCAGGCGGGTTATTATGTGTATCAAACTGATATGATTCTCATGAAGTGTCCACTAGCAGATTATGTTCAAAAGCGGAAAGAAGAGATTGAAAGATCGGAACTTGCGGTATCATCCAAGCGGAGAGAATACGAAGCGATAATAAGACAAAAGGGTGTGGCGGCAGCTGAAGTCAACATAGAGAAGAGAATTTTTGGCGACTCGAAGTAAACTTCTTTTTTAATCCTAAACCAGCGAAAAATTTAAATGGAGGAAATTTAAATGGCGACAATAGGATTTCAATTAGCATATGGTAATCCCCATGTAGTGCATCTTCCCGAATCTGAAACTTCTAATAGTTTCACTGATGGTGATATAGTTTATATGACTGGTGGATATGTTGCACTCGCTTCTAATGATGGTACGGTTTTTGGTGTAGCTCTGGCAGATGCCGTTGGCACTACTGGCAACTCAACTCCCGTGCATGTAATCTCACCAGAGGATATTTTTATTGTGCAGATGGAAACAGATTCAACTACAACTCATATAGGTACGGATGCTGGGATAAATCTCACGGCTGGCGGTCAATCAGTTGCTACGGGTTCTGCTGATTCAGTTGTTATTATTGATTTTTTTGAACCAGTTGGCACGGCTGTTGGGAAAGTTCTTGTTAAGTTTGTTCCTGGCGCACTGCAGAGTGGCGTGGGTCAATAATAAGGAGAAAATGATATGAGCGTATTAAGAACAAATTGGGATACCAGTACAAATAAAGATGTCTTTAAAACTTTGGTTGATGATTGGTTTAATAGTACCGATAGAGCACCTATGGTTGAATGGCCTACTATGTTTTTAGACCTTAAAACCAAGGACGAGTACGAAAGAAGGGGTAGAATCGCTGGATTAACGCTTCCACAAGCTGTTCCTGAAGGCGAGAATATTCCCATCCAAAAACCTAAGTTTGATGACCCTATGGATCACACACAGGCATCTTACGGGACTGGTTATAGGATTACCGACAGGATGAAAAAGTTTGAGAAGATTGGACTCTTTGAGTTTTTGACTAAGAATCTCAGAATGAACATGGACGAAGGTAAAGATGTTGAGGTTGCGAAGTTGTGGAATAATACTACAGCTACGACTTATGCTACTGGTTTTGATGGAACAAGCATTCCGTTAGCCAGTAACTCACATGTCTGCCTTGATGATTCGGCTACTACGTATGACAACTACTTGGATGCAGCACTCAGCACAAGTTCGCTAGAGTCTGCTCTAAATTATTTTGATTACATGTATGACGACCAGGCAAACATCTTCACGGCTAGTCCAGATACTCTCTATGTGAATTATTCACTGAGAGTTACCGCTGGAGAGATTCTCAGAAGTGAGAATAAACAAGGCGAAATGTCCAATACGATAAACGTTTATCCTGATTGGGGATTAAAAACATTTGTGTATCACAGATTGACAAGCACGACAGCTTGGGGTTTACTGGCAAAGAATCATCCGAAGTATGATATCTTTGTCTATAGTTCGTATGACCCCGATGTTGTTATTAAACCTGCTCCAGATAGAACAAGAGATACGGAAGTTAGTTCATTGCAGTACTTTACATACGGGTATGGAGATCCAAGGTTTGCGTACATCGGAGATGCATAAAAACTAGAAATTTTGGGGAGCTGCTTTTTATATATATTGTCCCTAGGGACTTTCTTGGAAGGGAGTGGCTCCCTTTACAAAATTTAATGGAGGAAAAATATGAGTGATGTACCTGATATGTTAACACATATGGGTGGAGTTCCTGTTGGAATGGAAGTCTTACAACCTCAAAATATAGAGTGGGTATATTCCAGCTCAAGTGCTGCACCATACGCAAAGATGAGTGAAACCAAAGACCTTACAAAGATGCACTCTACGCTTGCAGCAGCATATGCGGCAACAACGTCTGGACGAAATGACGTTGTTTTTGTTACACCAGAAACTCACACATTGACAGCAGCGGTTACTTGGGCCAACAGTAATACACATTTGATTGGTATGCACAGTGGTTCACGTTGGGCTAATAATTGTAAAATTACCCACACTTCTGCGTTGAGCATTAATGCTATGCTTAACGTTACTGGGTCTGATAATATTTTCCAGAATCTACACATTCAGCATGGGGTAGGCACTCAGGCGGCTAACCTTACTGCTGTTAGGATAAGTGGTGCTGGTAATTTATTCGAGAACTGTTGGATTGAAGGGCCATGTGATAATTCTGTTGCAGATTTGGCGACAGCTAGGCTCATTCAACTCGGTAGTGGTGGAAATACTTTCAGAAATTGCGTTTTTGGTTCGACGTCTGTTTTCCGTAGTGCTGCTGGTTCTCTTGTAGAGTTTTATACTGGGACATACCGAGCTACATTTGAAAATTGCCTTTTCTATTGCCACATTGATGCTGCAACACCAACGATGATTTACGTTAAAACCAATAAGGCGATCGGCTCTCAGTTTTGGAAGGACTGTATGTTTGTATCACATTCAACTGGTCACGCAACTAAAATGACAGATTTACTTGCTGCTCAGACAACTGATTCATCTGGTCAATATTGCTTTTTGAATTGTTCAACATTTGGAATTACCAATATAGCTGGTTCAGGGGCAGGATGGCCTGGGTTGGCTGTGGCGTGGAACGGCACGGGCGCTGGGACTACTACGGTTGCTGGACGTGCGGTTATACCTACTACCTAAGTGCTAGAATAGATTTTGATAGGGGAGAGGCCTCAGCTTCTCTCCTACTTTCACAAGGAGAATATGGGTAGGTTGATAATAGGTTTGGGGAGTGGAAGGTGTGGAACAGCTTCCTTGGCACATTTACTCAACTTGCAAGAAGGAGCTTCAGTCACGCATGAGTTTTGTTCTATGCCCTGGGAATTTGATAAGGAAATTTGGGCATGGAATATGGGTAGACTCTTATTTGGAAAGTGGCCCTACGATACGGATGTTATAGGAGATGTTGGTTTTTATTGGGTTAACTATATTGAGAGATTACTTGAAAAAGTACCCGAAACAAAATTTATCTGCCTGAAACGAGATAGGCAAGAGGTCGTCGAGTCCATGTGGAAATTTACTAGTGGACTCAATGTTCACCCAACCGATGAACGCTTTAGAATGTACCCAAGATACGATGCACACCCCAAAGATGCAGTAGGCTTAATGTGGGATGATTATTGTAAGATTACTGAGCGATGGCAGGGTCAATATCCAGAATATTTCAAAATCATGGACATGGACATGGCCTTAAATGACAAAGGTGGCGTGCGAGAAATGCTTGTGTTTTTGGGAATAAAAAATCCCGTTATTAAAGCAGGTATTCGTTTAAATGCTAGGCAATCTTAAGGAGAAATAAATGGCAACAATAGATGATGTTATGGATAAAATAGACGATGCAATGGGAAAAATTGATGAGGTTGATGACAAAGTAAGCGCACTTCAATTTCAAAGCGTGGGAATTTGTGGCCCTTGCGGAGGAACTGGTACGATAGGACAGGGGCAGAGTGTTTGTCCCAGCTGTTCTGGCGATGGTGAGAGAAATATTGGGAAATTAAAACAACCATAGTATCAATGATTCATGAAATAGGGAAATCTACCCGAAAACGCCCAGAAATAGCGTGTTGTATACCTCTCTCATGGGAGTTCATCCCCAAGTATTTCTTCCTTAGTTGGTATCTGATGCACGCCTATTCTATGGGGCGTTACGAAATGAGGTTGCTTTTCGGCAACAACTGCTACCTAGACGAAATGCGAGATAATCTAGGAAAGTCTGCCATGGAATACAATCCTGATTACATCTTATTTTTGGACGCAGACCAGTTTTATCCCCAAAAAACACCTGAAACCTTAATGAAGCACATTGACAGTGGGAAATCTGTAGTTGGGGGATTAACGCCAGGCAAGGGTACTCAGATACCCCTGGTGTATAACATAACTAATCCCGAGGGGATAATTAAGAGAAGAAAAGATGTTAAGCTGGGACAGGGAGTGATTAAGGTAGATGCGATGGGATTTGGTGGAATCATGATGACTCCGAAGGTTCTTAAAGACATGGATTATCCCTGGTTTAAAACACAGTGGAATCCGAAGATAAAAGAGCGACCTGGTGAGGATACTAAATTTTATGTCAACTGTAAGAAGTTTCATATAGATGTGTGGTGTGATACAAATTTAGCTTTTGACCACATCATAACTCATCCGATAAGCATCAAGGAGGCTTCATGAAACGTATAGTTGCATGTATCCCACTTTCTTGGGATTATATTCCATCTTTGTTTTTCCATAGTTGGAATAAAATGAATTATTATGCGTATGGTAAATACGATTTAATGCTCATTACTCATTCTAGCTGTTACATGGATACAATGCGAGATGCATTGGTTCTAGCAGCCCGACGACATAAACCAGATTACATATTATGGATTGATGCAGACCAACTTTACCCAGAGGATACTCCCGAAGTTCTAATGAAACACATAGATACGGATAAGTCAGTTGTGGGCGGATTGACTCCCCATAGCATGACTGGTGCAGTAAATGTGTGGGATTTTCTTCACAATGATGGAATTATGTTACCAAGAAAGGTTGTACCAGGTCATGGTGTAATTAGGGTAGATGCCATGGGAATGGGTGGCGTGATGATGAAACCCGAAGTGTTTGAAAAGCTCAATTTACCATGTTTTACAATGCGATGGAATTCAAAACTTGCACGTTATCCAGGTGAGGATGTCCAGTTTTATGCTAATTGTAAGAAAAAGGGTATTGATGTTTGGTGTGATACGAATTTGGTTTTTGGACATATAGTGACCAGGGCAGTAACGGTTGAGGCAGCTCCAGACGAAAAAAAGTGAAATACTGTTGTAACAAGTTCAAGATGGCGGTGGCGGATGGGCTTATTAACAAACCAGGAGACAGGTTGCCTGCTATGGATTTTTATTCAAAGAAGTATTTTATAAAAAAAGCTAAAGAGCCTACGGGCATTTGGTTTTATCTTTACGTCGAACATTGCCCATCGTGTGGGCAAAGAATAGGAGAAAATAATGAGTAATTCAACTTATGGGAGAATATGGAAATGCGATACAGCGGGGTTGTTGAAAGTTGGCCCCGTGGTAGTTAAAAAGGTTGTCTTTGTCCCGAATAATACTGGTGACCAAGTGTTACTCACGTATTTCGATGTTGCATCTGAGATTGCACTTGGTAGTGATTCTACTTATGATGAAACTGAGACGGGTGCAATTAGTAGTACTGATACCTTGACAATATCTGGTGGGACAATTTTGCCCTCTGCTGTTGTTGATGGTTCTGTGTTTGAGATTACCCGAAGCACGGGAACGTCAGCGAATGTTAATGTGCCAGCTTTAGTAAAAACTGCTGGGACAAATACCGTTGTGGTTGTATGGGATGACCCTTGGACTGATGAAGATTCCAGTTATAATTATGAATGGAAAACGTACACAAGTTATGATTTTCTGAAGGCATTTGGGAACACCAAGGATACTATACCCTTTGATTTCGGTAATGGATTTTCCCTTCCGAATTTATCAGTTGAGACCATAAGTGGCGGAGCTTACGTTTATATCTATACCTAATCATGAAATATATGCGCTTCAACCCCAGAGATTATATCGGGGAGAAATTTAGGGCATGTCATTTATGCGGCGGAAATTGGTCGGAAACAGATGAAGATACCGAGCAGACGAATTGGTATGGCAGACAGTATCCAGAGAATTTAATGGTTGAGAGAGATGGAATTTGGTTTTGTCTCAGTCACTACACATGGCGTTTCAGTAAAAAGGACGCAGATGACGAGCCTTGGGACGAACCCGACCATGATCGGGAATTACCAGAAAAGGGGATTGTATAATGCCAGTAATACCAGATGAGATAAAGGAAAAAGTTTTAAAGGATATAGAGCCCCTTAGAAACAATGTTTATATCTATATTCTGCCCAGAATTAAGAAATTGGGTTTAATTGAAATGCCAGAGCAACATAGAGAATACACCGAGAAAGCCATGGTTATCGCAGTTGGCAAGGATGTTGAGGAACTAAAAGAGGGGGATACAATACTTATCCCTTATCACGAAGGGACGCATCTTCAAGTAGAAGAGACCTTTACAAAATCATCATTACACAGAATAATTGTCGAACATAATATTACTACAAAAGTGGGGGGCGGATATGTATGATCCCAAAACGGTTAGGCTTACCGAACCCCTTAAAAGTATCGTAGAATGGGTTGAGGGGATTGAAAAGAAACACAACCTACTCGACAAGAGGGTAGTTCACTTCGAACAGTTGGCATCAGAAATTATGGGCAAACTCAAGAAGGTTGGAATAGAGCTAAAAAATGTTACGAGGGTATAGATGATTTCATATATACAGAAATTATACAGCGGTACGGCATCGTCGAGTAGCAATACTTCGGCAACTCCTGTCATAACTAAGCACGGCAAAGAGGCAACAATTTATTTAGACATAACGGCGGCAAGTGGAACATTAGATTTAACCATCAAGATATACGACTCACTTAGTACTAAATGGCACACGCTCGCTACCTTTGACCAGAAAAATGCTACGGGGGTAGATGTTGGATATATTGAATATGCGATAGGTGAGAAAATGGCACTTTATTACACTGTTAGTGGTTCGTTCACCTTTTCGGTAAACGTGGGCATCAAAGAACGCTAATGCCCCTCACGCTGTATAACCGTAACCAGAAGAAAAGACCCTTTGGCGAGATTATGTACTGCCCGACATTTGATATAGTCGAGGAAAGACCAGTTGAGAAAGAACACTGGTTTAAAAGATTATTAAAAGCAATATGGAAAATACTTAATATGAGGATATTTTGATGGCAAAATATGAAATTCCCAAGAATGTAAGAGATAACATTTTAAGGCTTTTAGCAAGGGTAGACATCAAGGGTGGTGAAGCCCCAGTAGTTGTGGAAATAATGCAACTTCTGGATAGACCGATAAAAGAAGAAAAAAAATAGGATATTTTAAAATGGCTAACGAAACATTTAATTTACACAATAGAGAAGGAAGTGCGGATGAACAGGTAGGGATAGACTCTGCCGCCACGCCTGGATACTTGGGTGCAGCTTCAAGTGATGGTGTATTAAGAGTTAGTTCCGATTTCAGCTACGCAGATGGCGGTGACTATGTAACCCTAGGTTTGGCATCGAGTGCAATTCCTACTCTCGCTGGTTTGAATTTAACTGGTGAATTAGACATAACCATGTCTACTGCGTTGCTTATTGACCTTAATCCAGGCTTTACTGGTACTGGCGATGTCATAGATATAACCCCAAGTGCTGCGCTAGATACCGTAGATGCCGAGTGGGATGGAATACATATTGGTGGAGAAAATTTAGACCCAAGTGCATTGGGGGCTGATATTCACGGGATACACGTTGATTTAAGTGGTATAAGTCTAACAAATAATCCACACATAGACTGCATACACGCAGAATCTCCATCTATTCTTAGTGGAAACCATGCCCTCCATGCTGATGGGGAAATTCATGTTGACTTGGATGCCACATCAGCTGTGGCAGCAGAAGAATATACCGCAATAGATGTAATTCTCGCCACTGCTGGCTCTACTGGTGGTGATTTACACGGTATAGATATTAAGCGTTCTGGTTCTGGAAGTATTGATATCGCAGCACTGGGCACACATGAAGGCATACATGTCCTACATCAAGAGATAGGTACATTTGCAAATGCCGATAAGATTTGGGAATACGACAATGATGGCCCAACGTGGGTTGACGTTACAACTGGAACTGTAAGCATTTGGGATGATAAAGATGACTTACTTTATGTAGGTCATGCTAATACATTTTCGGAAATAAAGTTTATATTTTCAGTCGTGGCAACAAAAAACATGCACCTTAAGTTCTACTTTTCTACGGGTAGTTCAAACTACACTGAATTTTTTCCTGCCGATGATACGGATGGTGCAACTCAGGATGGGAGTGTGAGGTACACGGCAGCATCTTTGGCGACTTGGGCAACCGATACGGTAAATGGGGAAGCGAGTAAATATTGGATAAAGATAGAAAGAACAAGAACGGCTGGGACTAGCCCGACAGCAACCTCAATGCAACAGTTAGCCCCGACTCAGTATTCGTGGGATAAACTTGGTGCAATAACGTCATTGTCGCTTTCTACGGGGGTATTGACTGCTACTGGGACGGTTACAATCCCCACTGCTCTTACGGGGCTAATCCGAGCAGATTCAGGGGTTCTTTCAGTAGATACTGATGTAACAGACCTGGTTTCTGCTGCAACTACATCTTTAGCGGGGAAATCAGAACTTGCTGATGCCTCTGAAGTAAATACAGGAACAGATACGGGTCGCACAATTACTCCCGATGCGTTAGAGGGTTCAAACTATGGAAAAAAAGCCTTTTGTATTGCCGTGCATGAACACGATGATGCTGTCACGGTGGCAGATGGCAAAGTAGCCTTCACTGTACCCGCCGAAATGGACACCATGAGTTTAGTAGATGTTGTGGCCTCGGTTTACTCCCAGGGAGTCACGAATACAACTGACATCCAGATTAGAAGAAGACGGGCAGGTAGTGATGTAGATATGCTTGGGACTAAGGTTACACTTTCGGCTGAGTATTTTGCTTCTGATGGAGTCGTAGAGGCTGATAATGATGATATAAGTGAAGGCGACCAGATTTATATCGACGTGGATGCCATTCATTCGGGAACAGCACCTAATGGATTAAGTGTTACTTGCACATTTGCCGTAACAACTGTTGGAGTATAAGGAGAAATAAATGGGGTGGTTGAGTGGCTGGAATTATCGCAAAAAGATAACTGTCCAGTACGCAAATATAGATTCTGATTTAACTTGGTTTCCTTTGTATGTTGATATTACTGCCGATAATGATATTGGCGGTCATGTATCAGATTCAACAAATGGATATGATATACGCTTTACGAAAACAGATGGAACAACTCTCTTGAAATATGAGCGTGAATATTTTAATGTAACAACGGGTACCGCAACTGGAGATTTTTGGGTGTCTGCCGATGGCTGGGTTCTCAATAATGCTTCTGGAACAGACCTTTATATTTATTATAACGATGGTGATGGGACGGTAGATGGTGAAAGTGCTGCCGATGTTTGGGATGCTAATTTTAAGGGTGTTTATCACCTGAATGAGAGCGCAGGGGATATTCTTGATAGTTCAGGTAATAGCAATACATTAACATCTCAAGGAACGCTTCCCAATCAAGATACTGGAAAAATATATAAAGGACAGCATCTTGATGGAAGTTCAGATTATGGCTATACGGCCACTGCACTTGTTACTGCTGCACCAATGACGATTTCTGCCTGGGTAAATTTAGACCAGCTACCCTTCGCTTTTGGTGATGAAATGATGGTTTTTTTTATTGGTGCTTCTGTAAATGATTATTGGCATCTCAGGGCACTTGATGATGATGGAGCCGAATATGTTCAATTTAGCGTTAAACAAAGTGGTGGTTATTCAGCAGCAAACACTTCAACCGAAGTAACTGCTGGTGTATGGGAATATTGGGTTGCCAGAGAAGTTGCTGCTAATAATAGGGCTGTTTATTTAAATATGGGAGGCAAGGGAACCAATGCAACATCACGTGTTCCCGTAAGTGTTGACCAGAATTTCTTGGGTCGATATATAAATTCTAATGATTACCTGGATGGGGTAGTTGATGAAGTTCGCATATCGGATGTTGCCAGGTCAGAAGATTGGCTTAAATTTGAATATTATAATATCAATGAAGGTGACAATGAACTTACTTGGGGGGCTGAGACAACCGAGACCCCTGTAACGTGGATACCCCAAGTAATAATGATAACTTAATTACCACGATGTCTATCGGGTTAGACAGGAGATAACATGGCTAAAAAAGCTAAGTATAGTCGTGCATTAGGAGTGCGGGTAAGAAGAACTGGAGGGGCAAGTACTTATCGGTCAAGATTGGGTTATCTTCCAGCTACCTATCATCAGAACCCTAAAAAGTGGGCACCGAAACTAAGCGAAACCCAGAAGAAACGAGTATCTCGGATGCACAATATAAGTGAAACTTCCTTCAAGAGAATTTATGGATTCAAGAAAAGAAAGGTGTAATTATGGGAGATAAAATTTTTACATTATTCAAATCAGAACTACTCTGGGCATTGGGTGGTCTTGCTGCCGCAGATGTGAACTCAATGGAAGGGAAGTGGATAAATACGGCATATAGGTCTGTTACTTCACGCAACAAGTTCTGGAAGTTTAAAGTACCGAAGACGTTTAGTTTCCCCGAACTCGACACTACAACTACAGAAACGGGCAATGATGGAGATGCTTATATAACAAAACCACCTGACAGTATATTCGTGCATACAGTCTGGGATATGACCAACGACAACATGTTAGAATACAGAGACCATGGCTGGTATGTTGAGCAAACGGGCAGAGCAGACGCAGATAGCGAGGCAGAACCAAACTTCTGGACTCCATATGGCAGTAAGCTCTATCTCTACCCAACCCTCGATGATGAATATAATTTCACGGTCTACTACAGGAAACGCATCGCTGAACTGACTGGTTCTCAGACTACGGTAATCGGGGCAGAGTGGGATGAACCTATTTTGATGTTCGCCATTATACGTGGGTTTATGTATAAGCGTGATTTTGAGAAAGCCAAAGAATGGAGAGATGAGTTTATATTAACAATACAAGACTTAATGGGTATGCAGGAGCGGCAGCAAAGGTACACAAGAGACCGACTAACACCATCAACCCAACACACTCAAAAACATGGCTACTAAGTTTAAGATAAAACAAGTTATAATAGAGCAGGTATATTTCAATTCTGAGGTTGCAAGATTTTTGGGTAGTTTCGATTCTCAACACGATAAAGATATAGTCGGGGCAACCTTAGATTTTATAAAAACTACTTATCCAGAGTTTACTCCAACCTTAAACGGAGAGTTAATTCTGGAAGAGACAACGGAGGATTAATTATGGGAATCCCGAATGCAGGACTGGCGGAAATGGCAAATTTATGGGGTGGGGTATCGACTCCCTTAAAGATGGCATATGTAATGACGGGAACTAGCGACACAGCATTTGCTGCCGCAGATACAACGCTTGGAACCGAGATAGATGATTCTGGGCTTCAAAGAGTAGCTGTAACTGCGACAAGAACAACTACAAATGTAACTAATGACACCGTACAATTTGTTAAAACATTCACGGTAACGGGGACTTATACGATAAAGGAAGTTGGGATAATAAACGCATCGTCTACTGGTGACTTGGGAGGTAGGACTGTTCTCGCAACCCCGAAAGATGTTGTGAATGGTTCGAGCTATACTTTGACTCACAAAACTATATTTGCGAGAGAGTAATGTCACGTTTTATGATCCGCCCATTGCAACATGGACTTGACCTAAGTCAAGCGTCATTGAATGCCCCATTTGGTTTTGCCCAGTGGGGGGCTAAAAATTTCAAGGTGTCACAACGTAGTGCACAGAAACGCTGGGGGTACAACACATATGACAGGAACTTGGGTACTGGGGTTGAGGTTCAGGCGGTTGTTCTCTACACGATTAAAAGTGGGACAAGGAGTACACTGTATCTGACTAGAGATTATGTTGATACTACGGGAAACACTACAGCCGATACTATCGTCGGTGATTTATGCCAGAAAAAAACGGGAACTGATGAAACATTCAAATATATTACCGAGATGGGAACTTATGATGATGCAATAACGGGCATTGTAGATGATACGGTAACCGCAACTGGCACAACTTTTTCAACAGATGGTGTCGCTGCTGGCGACTACTTCATTCTTAATGAGAGTGGTGATTTTGACTACCCGAGTAGAGAACCCCTCACCAATGATGATGAGGATGAATCGTTCTGGATGGTGATTGAATCAGTTGCGGAAACTGCACTTACCTTGAAAACAACTTATGCGGGGACAAAAAGTGCTGCTTCTAATACATGGGTAGGTGACCCAAGAAATGCTTTAATCCGCAAAACATTCAAGGTTCCCGCCAACGAAAGATATTTTTGGATGATTGCTCATGATAGATTCATCTTTGGAAGTGGCGGAGATAATGTTAAATACTGGGATGGTGCTGATTATGCCGAAGACCTCGATAGTACCTATGCCGTAAAAGCAAGGTGTGGCATACCGTATGCCAATAGAGTATTTCTTGCTGACTATGGTTCTACTCGCGACCCCCTGGGAATCATCTGGTCAAAAGAAGGTGACTCTAGTGATTGGACAGATAGTACCGCAGGTTCTGGGATATTAATCGAAACAAAAGACTTTATCACGGGTTTGGGTGTAGTGGGTGCAAGTCTTGTTATTTATAAGTCTGACTCCATAGCATTTGGTCACAGGACTGGTGATGCAGTAGCCCCCATAAGTATCCCCCAAACGAGAGAACGGCGTGGTATCGGTCTGGTAGCACCGTATAGTACAATTGACTTCATGGGAACCAATGCTTTCATCGGAAGAAACGACTTTTATATTATCGAGGGCGATTATCCCGTTTCTATCGGGGAAAAAATACGAGATAAGTTTTTTAACATTGTTAATTTGGATGACATAAAAACAGTTTATGGGTTTGAAAATAATATAACAAACGAGCTTTGCTGGCTGGCATCTACTTCTGAGGGCGACTTGTGTTTTGCTTACGATTATAAATTGAGAGAATGGAGTGTCTATAGCTTCGCCGTAGACCTCATTACGGGCGGAAAAGGAGCAATCTAAAATGGCAATAACTCCAGTAAGCAACTTAGCCGTTACACCCTTTGGTGCAGAAAAAGTAAGCAATGGTAACTTCTCTACGTCTGGGACTTGGACATATGGACAGGATGGTGGGGGATGGGCTTATGATGGTTCAAATCATGAGGCTGATTGCGATGGAAGCCAATCTACTGGGGTTGATTTAGAACAAGGTATTTCAGCGGTTGCAACCGAGAACTACTTCTTAAGATACACGCTTTCAAACTGGGTAGCGGGAACAGTAACCCCCCAAATTGGTGGAGTTGATGGAACTGCAAGGGGGGCAGATGGAACATACGAGGATTATATTACTGTCACAGGAACGGGAAACCTCAAATTCCAGGCAGATTCAGATTTTAATGGGACTATTGATGATGTAAGTGTAAAAAAGATACTTTATTCTGGTGTAAGTACCATCGGCTTAGCTTGGGATAATTCCGACACTTATAGTGAAATTGATATCCAATATGATAAGGGTGCGGGGTGGATTACTTATGAGTCTGGATTAAGCGGTAGTACCACATCTTATAATGTCGAAGATATTGTTCCTAATATCTTATATAACTTCAGGTTAGTTCTTTTTGTAACGGGCGAAACGGCAGTTTATTCTAATACCGACAATGCTGGATGTTTTGCAGATGCTATAACTGACGAAATTAAAACAAGCGAATCTGTAACCGATTACGCAACTGGTTCGACTGTTTCGGATACCATAACTGATACAGTATATGTGACAGATTATGTCGCAGACGCAACAGACATAATAACAAACTATGCTTATTACGTGGCTACGGCGGACGGGAAGGTTTATGAATACAGTGGTTTTTATAAGAGTGATGGGGGAACAGCTATTACAGCACAGTGGGAAAGTAAGGAAACAGACTTTGCCGAGCAAGACATCCAAAACTCAGATAAATTTAAAACAGTAGAGTTTGTGAGGCTTCACTATATGGATAAAAGTGCAGGTGCTCTTATTGATGTGAGGGTTAGTACGGACGGCGGGGCAAACTGGACTACCGAAACAAAAAACATTGGGACAGGAAGCAACAAGGGAAAAACAAAAGACTTTCACTTCACGAAAACGGGGCAGATATTTAAATTCTCTGTCCGAAGTGTCTCTACCTCAGATGAGTTCCAGTGGGCAGGGCTAGAGGTATTTTACAGCATAGGAGGCGATTACTTCGAATCATGAGTCCAGTAGAAAGAATTAGAGACTTACCATATCCCGAGGACTTACAGGGAGTTCCCGAGATAAAGGAATACCTCAAGAGACTTTACGCGGCATTACAGGAAGAACAGTCAGAGAGGATAGAAGATTTTGACCAGTTAAAATTAGATAATGTTCCGTGGATTGATGTAAGAACATACGGAGCAAAGGGTGATGGCTCTACAAATGATACCGTTGCGATTAAAGCAGCAATTGATTCACTGTCTTCAACTGGCGGGACTGTTTTTTTGCCACCTGGAGATTATAATATGTCTACCCCCACTAATGTTGATCTTATATCTCACCTGAGGTTATGCGGGAGTGGGGATTATACAAAAATTACTTGTACTGGCGGTACTCTTAATAGAACAACACCGAATGCAATTTTTGACATAGACGGGAAACACGATATAGAAATAAGTAATTTAACTTTCGTGGGAGATGCTAATAAAGTTGTGGCAATTAAGGTAAAGGCCCAATCGTATAATATAAGCGTTCATAATAATACTACCCATGAAATGGGCTTGCTTCATGCCTCACCCGCGGGGAGTTTCACTTACAATTATGATGATTCACTTGCTTCTGAGAGTATCTCATATAACATTTTCGCCAATGATAATAGGGGATATGGAGATTCAAGTCTTGTCCCCATGTCCAACGACAACAGCGTAAGTTTTATTACTCTTCTTTATTGTAAAGACTCACGGGCAAATAGAAATTACGCAGAATATTTTGAGCATGTTGTATGGGCCTATGGTGGGGCACCCCACAATGAGGCAAGGACATCTGCCAGTGGAAATACTAAGTGGTGCCGAAATATCCAGTTGAACGAAAATATTACCAAACACACCTTCTCGGGTGTTTGGATGTGCAATGCGTTAAATTCTCAGTTAAATAATAATATAGTTGAAGATACTACCGATGTGGGCGTAGATTTTGAGGGGTGCGATGATTGTGTTGCTGACGGAAATGTTCTTACAAATGCAGGTGGTGGGGGCTTAACTGCTTTATTTGAATGTAATAATATTATCTTCTCAAATTCTACGATTCGGATGAATGTAGGAAGTGACCCTGGGGCAGATGGGCATAACGCCATTTTGGTTAGAGATGGAAATTCAAATATAACTTTTAAAGATATTGGTATTTTTGTGCCTTCTGGGGAGAGCGTTGGGCTTATTGAAATATGGAAAAACGGACAACTGGGCGAAGGAACAACATGGGATACGGCTAATAAGAATATTGAATTACACCATCTATACGGGGAGAATTTCGTCATTCAAGCATTAGGTGGCACAGATGGCATTAAGGTAAAAAGCTGTAGGATGCACCATTCTTTGAAAACAACATACACTAAGATTATAGACATTGTGGATTCCATAAATAGAGATATAGCAGATAACCATTTATCTTGTGGGCAAGAGGGAGACCAGACTGTTATTGGAGATTCCCCTATCCACGTAAGAGAAGTTGATGCAGCAACATACTCTACTGCCGATAATAAAGGATTAACCATAAGAAATAATGTAGTTGCAGACCACGCAAATTTAGGGATAGGCACATTTATTGGCACAGTATCTATTATTGAATATATCTCTGATAACCATGTAGAGAAAATAATGGCTACAACAAGTCAGCTAGATGCCTATAATGTCAGGTTGGGAAATAATTTTAAAATTAATTCTCAAACAGCAGCAGCAATTACAAATCATGTTGGCACAGTTTATACTGGCTGGATAGAAGGTGAGCGAGATGCTTCTGATACATGGGACCCAGGCGAAATTGCCGATAGTGCCGAAGCAGAAAAAGAAGTAACTGTAACGGGTGCAGCTTTGGGAGATTTCGCAGTTGCTTCTCTAAGTGTTGATACTGAAGATTTGGGTCTTTCTGCCGTAGTTTCTGGAACTAATACTGTTAGTGTATCACTTTTTAATAATACTGGCGGGGCATCAGACATAAATAGTGGGGATGCGTTTACGGTATATGTAAAGGTAATTAAGAAATGAAAAAAAACATCGCACCATTCATAGCATATAAGGAGTACGAGTGTCATTGCTGCTCGAGACTTCCGCCCGAATTTTACTATAACGGCGGCGGCAGGGTAGACAGTCCTCCGTATCTTTATAGGGAACTTTTTGATAGTTTCAAAACAATTCGTGAGAAATGGGGCAGACCCATAAACATCTCAAGTGGGTACAGGTGTCTCAAAAAACAAAAGGAGCTTTTTGACCAGGACATGACATCGGCAATCATTTCTGTTCATAATTTTGGATTAGCACTAGACCTTGATTGTTCCGATGAAGAAGAAACTAAAAGTTTAGTGAAGTTTATAAAAAGATTTTGCCCCGACTTGAGACTGGGCTGGCAGACTTATTTATACAAGGGGCAAAGCTTTATCCACATCGACACGGGATACCGTATAAGCCCAAGTTATAGTAAGAAACTTTATCGAGGTAACGAATGGTAGAATTCGACTTTAAGAAAATAGACTGGCGCAAGTTCGAGAAACCCTCACCTTTATTCCAGGTCTTACAGCGTACCGAGAAGAAGGATAAAAAAATAGCACATGAACTTATGAATGGGTTCTTAAATCTGGATGACCAATTCAGAACGTATGAAAGCATTTATAAGTCTATGAATTTTTATTTCTACTACTCATTTAGTATCTTCTACGAGGTGGGGAAATTTCAAGCATTACTGGGTTTGACGAATATTATACCTCGGCACAAATGCGACATAATGTTAAAAATATTCGATAAGGATTTTTGGGGCAGAGATTTTGCAAGAGAAACGAATAGCTTACTGAAACTTTACATGAAAGAACTACAGCTAAAAAGAATTTCAGCGGAGTCGCCCGATCCTAGAATTGTGCGTGTCGCAAAGATGTGTGGATTTAAGGTCGAGGGCATTAGAGATAAGGACTTTAAATTTAACGATAAATTTTATGATAACTTTCTATTAGGAATGGAGGAATAGATGTGCTGTCAGGGACAACCAATGGATATGCAGTCTATGGTATCGCCATGGGCTGAACAATTAGGACAACAAACTGCGGGGCAAATTAGGGGAGGAATGCGACAAGGGGCAACACCAATGCCGCAAGACTTATTCGGGGCAATGATGGGTGCTTATCAGATGCCGAGTTTCGGGCAGGGGCCGATGCAATACCTGAATCAGATGTATGGTGGAGGGATGCCGTGGCAACCCCAGCAGTTTAACCCGATGGATTTCTACCAGTCAATATACGGTCAGCAACAACAGGCTGCGCCTACTATGCCGCGTGGAAAGTATGCGACACCAGCTTAAAGAGTTTAAGCACAGATTCGATAATCGGTTTCCTAAAAATCCAACCCAGACCATGTATAATCGGTTCTTTAGGACACCGAAGGCTGAGATAAAGACATTGTTCACGGAATCTACGGAAAAATATAATAAGATAAAAAATAACATAAACAGAGACAGGCTGAAGACAGCTTTCTCTAAGTATTTGGAGAAATGACGATGATAGATTTTAACCAATTTCCATATCCAAGTCAGTGGGGTGAGGCAAGTGATTTCTGGTCGAAGATGCTTGAAACGGGTATGCCCACTGATATAAGTCCATGGTGGAAATCCCAGCAAGAAGCCGCGGGGCAACATATAACAAGAGCGGGGAAAGAAGCCGCTGAGCAGTTCGGTTTAGGTGGTATGCGTTATAGCACGCCCCTGGGACAACAGTTAGGGCGTATAGGGGCTGAGACTACTGCGAGTATCATGCCGCGCTACTGGGAACTAGGCATGGGTGCTCAAGAAGCCGCCAAGCAACGACAGATGAGTTCTGCCCAAAACCTATGGGGAGCAGGTGGTGATTATGCTAGGTTGCCGATGGAAGTGGGCGAAAGAATGTTAGGAATGGGCGGAGAGTACCAGCGACAGCAGATACAGGCAATGTACCCGATGCAGCAAGAATTTCAAAGAATGACTCCCGAGCAAAGTCCTTGGTTACAGTATGGAATGAATTTTCCTTATGGACAGTTCGGACAGATGCCGCAGCAGTATCAGCAGAGTCCTTTTAGTCAGATGCTAGGTGCGGGTGCAAGTATAGCACCATGGTTAATTAATCCCGCTGGTGCTGCGGCAAGTAAATTGCCCCAGTTAATGGAAGGTTCAGAGCTTACATTTGGTCTTCGATAGGAGGATAAGATGGCATATGGAAGATACATGCAAGGGCCACAGGGTAGCCCAGGGTACAATCCTTACAGTAAGTATCCCGACATATCGGGTCTTGCGAGAGAGTTTATGCAGAACATGATGATGAAGAAACAGATGCAACAACAGCAACAACAGCAGACGTGGCAGCGGGGCATGGAGGAAAAAAAACAGGAATCATTAGGGGCATATAGACAGGCACAGACTGAACAGTGGCAACGACCCAAACCACGCTCAATACCCTCAAGGGTACAGGAAGCGATGTGGGCTACAGGACAGGGTGATGTACCATATGAAAAACTAGACTTTGGTCTCATAGCAAATAAACTAGATGAGTGGCGTGCCAAACCAGAGAAAAAGCTAGAAGAAGATACGGCAAGAGCAGATGCATATGGAAGGCACCGAAATTTATTAAAAAGTGCGCTGATACGATTAGGAAAAGAAAGAACAACATTAAATCAAAGGTCAAGACCCAGTCAATCAGAGCTTGAATCTGGGATAATGCCAGAAAGAAAAAAAGCATTCATGGATGAGGCAAAAAATGTGGAGGATGCACTTAATTTATTAAGTAAGATGGAATCTTTTATGGAGAGTGGAGCACCCCTTAGTAAGAGACAGGAAAGTGCTCTAAAGAAAATTATAGGAAACATCGGTAGTGTAAGAAGTGGAAAAACAGTAGAAGACATCAAGGCTTCTTGGGCTAAAGAACTAGAATCAACTCCTCAAGCTCTTCGGGCTCCTACACGAAAGCAATTCAGAAATAAAAAAACAGGCAAATTAGATTGGTTTATATTAAAAGGCGGTAAATGGATTAAAGAATGAACGGATTACAAGCTCCCCCAGGCTACGAGGAAATAGAAGAAAAAAAGAAACCCCTCGCTACACCTCGAATACTATCTCCGCCTGGGTATGAAAAAATTCCCGATAAACCACCGTCACCTACTATGCCAGTTAAAGAAGAACCCACTCCTATAAAACCACCCACTAAGCCTGGTGATTGGAAGAAGGAACTAATTGGTGGGTTAGCCTATAAAGCTGCCAAAAGAAGTTATGACATATCTACTGACAAATATATAGAACCCATGAGAACCAAGAAATACTGGATAGAGGCTGGTAAAAACCTTAGTAAAGGTGTGTCTCATTTTCTCCAAGCTGTAACTGGTATGCCAGGGATACAAGAAGAGGAAGAAGAGAGATTAGCTGCTATGAGGGGAGCAGTGGGAGAAGAGAGACCGTCTCCCGCCAAGGTAGCTGGTATTATAGGGAAAGAAGTAGGGAAGATGGGATTCGAGTTTGCGGCGTTCTTGCCGAAAATCGGGATTGCACTTGCAGTAGACCCAGTAAAGGAAGTGAAAGACAACCCTGCTGGTGTTGGTCTTTTTGTTCTTTCAATAGTAGGAGCAGCAGGGGGGAAGATAAGGGCCAAAACAAAAGCGGGTAAGCCTGTACTTAAACAGGATATGGCTAAGGCTATAGATTCAATTCCCGAAAGTATTTTAACTAAAAAACAAAAAGCAAAAATAAAACCAGCACTTCCCGAACAATTAGAGCTACCACTTGGGAAAGTAGAACCACTAACCCCAGCACAAAAGATTATAAACGCCCTCAAGCCAGCGAAGGTAATCAGGAAACAACAAGAAGCTTTATATACAGAGGTGCGTGGAGAGAGGTTTCCGAAAGCACTTGAGGCACTTGAGAAAGTCAGGGGAAGAAAAGGATTTGAGGCCGCAAAGGGAGAATTGAAGGGTAAAATGCGAAGGGTTGAAATTGAACCTATCGTACAGAATTTGACACAGGCAGACGTCGAGTCATTATTTAACCAAATTATCGATAGTCGAGCAGTGGTAGGGATAGATAAAATCTCGGCGGGAGAGGGACTTGCTAAATTACTCGGAGAAAAGGGCGGTGTAATACCAACCGCAAGTGAATTAGCGTTACTCAATAAGGTTTACCCAAAAGAACTTGTCCAGACCATACTAAGTAAGCGTGCTACATGGGATAAAGTTAAGGCTGGACTACTAGAGGGGGCAAATGTCCCCCGTGCTCTTATGGCATCATATGATTTATCCTTTGGTCTCAGGCAAGGAGTATTTCTTATGGCTCGTTTCCCCAAGGAATTTGGGGCTGCTTTTCTCAGGCAATTCAAGTTGTTCGGGAGCAAAAAAGCGTTCAAGGCATTAAATGAAGACATAGTTAATCGCCCAACTTATAAATTAATGAAGCGTGGTGGCGGACAAAGGGAACTGGCGCTTACAGAGATGGATGCCGCCCTTAGTTTAAGAGAAGAAGCGTTCATGGGGGCAGCATTAGCAGAAAAAATACCTGTCGTTGGCCTTGGGGTTAAGGCATCAAACCGAGCATATACTGGCTTCGCAAATAAACTAAGAGCAGATGTGTTTGACCACCTAATAAAATCAGCCGAGAAGACTGGGCGAAACCCATGGAAAGACCCTAAACTCGTAGATGGTATTATTAATTTTGTTAATGCTGGTAGTGGACGCGGCAATCTCCCGAAAGTATTTGAAAAGGCTGCCGTCGAACTTAATACGGTTTTGTTCTCGCCTCGGTTAATGAGTTCCAGAATGAGTTTACTTAACCCTAAGTTTTATGTGAAGTTAGACCCATTTGTCAGGAAGCAAGCATTACAATCCTTATTCGCATTCGCTGGGATGACCACAACTGTTTTAGCGTTAGCTAAGTTAGCTGGTGCTGAGGTAGAAACTAATATGCGTAGTGCCGACGCTGGTAAGATTACAATTGGGGACACCCGTATTGACATCATGGGTGGTTTCCAACAATACATAAGAACAGCAGTGCAGTTTATTACGGGCGAAATGATAAGCACAACAACAGGGAAAGTTACTAAAACTGGGGAAGGCTATAAGCCCATATCTAGGGGAGAGATTTTAGGTAGAGGGTTAGAATATAAACTAGCCCCCGTAGCATCTTTCGCCGTCGGTATATACCGTGGACGAAGTGCCTTCGGTGGCCCATTTGATATACCAGAGGAAATCGGCAAGCGGTTTGTGCCAATGGTTATGCAGGACGTAATAGACTTGGCCAAGGAAGACCCAGAATTACTACCGCTGGCTACTCTGGGTTTTTTCGGCACGGGATTACAAACCTATAAGGCAAAAGAAAAGGAAGGAGTTGTCTATTGAAAAAATCAAAAATAAGAACAGGTGTAGCCTTTATCATTTGGGCTGTTTTACTTAGTGGTGCCTTTATACTTACCGCGAAATTTCCCGATGCCAAGTTCGACATATACGCTATGTGGCTAACAGTCGGGCTCACGGCTTACACAGGGAAACGCTTGATTCAGAAGGACAAAAGATTTAATAATGAGAAAACGGAGGGGAGTTAAAGCTAGGTGGCTATTAATTATAGCCCTGTGTCTACTGTGTTGGACAGGTGCCCCGAACTATAATTCAATCAAAAGTGAAGATAAGATAATGTATGGCATCTTTGAAAATAGATTCACAGAACCCATAGAAGTCATGTATTTTTTAATGAACGACATGAGGTTATTTAAAGTAACTTCCAACCATGAAAATAAGGTTAGCTTTGTCTTGCCGACACTGGTGAAAGAGTTTAAACAAAACGGGTATGATATTTCCGATGTCATAGTAATTATCCACAACCATACAAAGAGGGCTTACTTTTCCAATAGTGATATTGTTATATATAGATTATTCAGGGGCATGGGATTCGACGGCAAGTTTTATATCTATGTCTATAGAACCAAATCCATCTATGAATTAGCCGAGAGGTTACGATGAACATCAAATATGTCGCAGTAATCGGGTTACTTATTGTCGCAGTAGTCTTCCTTGGACTTGATAACTGCGGGGATACCGCAAAGTACAATAAGCTCAAGGGTGAGTATCAAACTTACTATGAAATCTCGAGGGCAGTCGTCGAGAAATCAATCCAAGCCATAGACGAGCAGAATGATGAAATCGGCATCTTATCAAAAAAGCTAACCTACCTGCACGGCATAATCGAGGTGAAGGATGCAGACCTTGCCGACAAGGAAGAAGAACTCGGGGAACTAAAGAGGGACTTCGCAGACCTCGAAGAGTGTCAGGCTCAGTATGATAAGTTGGTCGAGGCTTTCACGCTCTGTAAGTCTATCGGGGTAGACAAAGACAGTGTTATTTTTAACCTCAATGAGAAATACGAGGCACAGGTAGTAATCTCTTTAAAGTACAAAGATATGTATGAGTCAACTCTCCCATTAATTGATATCCACATTAAACAAGTCAAAGAACTTGAAAATATAAATCGGCGACTCAAGCTCACATCTAAGCTAAAGACAGGGATTGTAGTGGCGATGGCGGGAGTCGTACTTTACTCTCTATTAAGGAAATAACATGAACGCAGACGATGTGTATCAAGTATTAAAAGACTTCATTAAGAATGATTTTTGCCATCTTCGGAAGAAGGTAGACAAGCTACTCTGGATTATTATTTCAGGGCTACTGACTATTGTGTTTGGCTTGGTACTTTTAATAGCACGATAGGTCTTTATATAGTACGATGACAAAATCAAAACCTGAAGACAAAATACAACAAGAAACAATAAATGAATTCAGAAGAAAGCACTGTAAGAGAATTATGGAAAAATTAAGAGCGCGGCTTGAGCGAATAGTAGATGACCCCGACGCTAAGGGAAAAGAAATAGTGGATGCATCCAAGACTCTAGCGAGAATGATGGGTGCCTTAACCCCAGAAAAAATAGAGAGTGGGACAAAACAAACTCTCACAAAGAAAGAAAAAGAACTCACCCCTTCCGAAAAAGCAGAGGTAGACACCCTATTAAAAGATGAATCTTAATCAGGTTCGTTACCTTTGTGATAAATCCTTCTATCATTTTGTGCGCATCATTGGTGGGTCTGTAAACCAGGGCAGAGATATCATCAAGGAAATCCACAAAGTTTTCTGTGATGCGTGGCAAGACCCCCTTAATAAGCGTATCGGTGCTGGTATGGCACGGGGACAGAGAAAAACCGTCGTCCTTACTGGGTGGGATATAATTTTCACATACCTCCAAGACCCAGAAGAGAGACAACTAATAGGTACAGAAAAAGAGCGGCTGGGAACAGACATATTGAAATGGGTAAAGTTACAACTCATGCAGAACAAACTACTGCGAAAAGTATACGAAGATAAGCTCAGATATATTGATAACATGTGGACGAAGAACAACCCATGGAAAGCCACTGCTATCGAGCTACCCAAGAAGGGGTTATATACTTCTCCTAGTGTCCAAGTGTTGGGGATCAGGGGTGCTGCCCAGGGAGGGCATTTCACTACTATTCATTTAGACGACATAATCGGACAGGCAGCTATTGAGTCTGAGATTATTATGACAGATGCTTTTGACTGGATTGATAACCTTTCTGAACTTTTGGTAGAGCCAGACTATGAGAAAATAAATGGGAGTAGGATTAAGATTACAGGTTCTCCATGGGGCTCGGGAGATATATATGACTATATTAGAAGAGAATTTCCAGAATACAAGTGGTTAGTTTCTCCTTGCCAGAAGAATATAAACTTAAAGGATAAGGAAAATTTTAGGTGGATTCAGAATCCCAACGTAGAACACGGAGAATCCAACTTCCCTTTATTCCCGACAAGTTATTATGAAGACCTAAAGATTAAAAAACCATTTGTATACTGGACACAACATGCCTGCCAGCCAGAAGAGGCAACAAGTCTCCATAAATTTGACTCCAAGTGGCTCAAGTATTTCAGGTTCGATAAGAGAGATAAGGGATTGTATGTTATTTGCCTCGATGATAAGATGGAAGACACAGAAGAGATATTCCCCTTGTCTGACATTAAATTGTATGGGATTATAGACCCAGGTGCATTCGCCGAGGTCAGGTCAAAGCGCGGTTCTCGCAATGCTCTTCTTATAGGTGGTCAGGCGAAGGACTCTTATAAGAAATTCGTAGTATACACAGAAGCCAATAGGATAAAAGAACCAGAGAAGTTTATAGATGTTATATTTGCCGCCGACAAGGAGTGGAGGCCAAGGAAGTGGGAGATAGAGACAGTCGCGGCGCAGAACTATATTTATGAGGATATAAAAGAAGCAAGAAGAAGACGAGGGACACATATCAGCATCTCACCCCTTGAAAGAGATGTGAAGAAAGATGCCAAGGACTCGGATATACAATCTTTGATAAACTCCTTTTACAACGGAGAGATATACATAAACCAGGGCATGAAAGACCTTATATCAGAGTATAGAGACTACCCTGGTGGGTTGACTAATGATTTAATTGATTGCCTCGGCAAGCTGTTTAAGTATCACATGTCGAGGAAAGAGAGGGGGACTACACGCCCGAAGCATGTAATGGAAGACACTCAAGCGGGACGCTCATTGGTGAGTGGGTATTAGCTACTTGCCCGATTTTTTCACTGGAGTCATTTTCACCTTTTCGTGAGATTCCCTCAACTCGACTCCCATTTTGTCTGCTAGCTTCTTGATTACTTCGGCTACGGGTAAATAGCAACTCCTACAATATTCTTCACTCCATATTGAGATTACAAGATCATTATACCCCGACACCTTTCTCTCAAGGTCAACTATCCTTTCTTCTAATTTTTTAATGTCCATTTTTACCCCCTATTGTTTACTCCCTAAGTACTCCCCACATGCGGGGCAATAATCAAACCTCATCCCCCATCCCAACTTTGTCTGATCCTCCAGATTCACATAACGAACCGTCAATAACACCCCATCCCTTTCAGGCGCATCTTGCAGGGAAGAATCAAGATAATGCGGGTGTTTAGAAAGGTTCGCCATCTTATACTTTTTTAATCCAGAGCAAGCATGTTTCATCTTTACCTCCTTTTCTAATATATGAGCGACCAAGTTCCAATTCCTAAGATTCCCACCAGGAAAAGGTTTTGTGGTTCTCTCCATTTTTACTTCCTAAAATTACGTTTTATATTTTGACACAAACAATCAAAATAAATATTCCGCTTGACTACATAACAATGGTGAGAAAAATGAGCAATGAAATAATGAGCCAACTCATGAATAAGCACAAATCCCCGTCTCCAAATTGGAATGTCCTTAAATACTACTACTCTGTTATCAAGTATATCATAAACCCCCAACCACCCATCAATATCCCCATATAATCTGCATTCCCATGTTTTGTTTTTCTCGGCTATGAGTTGTTTGCGATATAAGAAATTCACCCGCAACTCCTTCTTTATTCCCTTGAACTTGAAAATGTTTCTCATTTTTATCTCCCGTCTGGGAATTGAAAAAGAATATTGAAAAACACAAGTCCAGAAACAAGGAAAAAATACCACGCCCATGTGGATAAAACTTCTTTCGTCAAGTACATAAATGCTATCCACATAAAACCTAAAAGCACCGCCTTTAAAAGGTTTTTCATTTTACAACCCAATCTTCTTAATCGCATCGGTCAACTCCTTATCCTCACTCACCTTTTCAAATGCCGCGACCTCGGGCACTTCCTCACCGACTAACTCTACGTATTGTTCTTGGAGAATCTTAATCAGCGGTAGGATAAGGTCGGGGGCAATAGAGAGCCAATCGTTTGACCTATGAATCCTCCTCTCTACTGCGTTATGCCGATGACTCTGCATCTTTGCCTCGCCTTTCTCTTTTCCTGACTTAACCTTATATACCCTTGCTATCTTTAGATACTTTTCCAACTTAAAAACAAAGACACCCGCCCGTCGCGGGGTAAACTCTGCATAGCCTGTGTATTTACCGACTGTTGTTTTTTTCATTTATTGCTCCACATCTTCAATTCCCTGAACATCCAAAATAAACAATCTGCTATTGTATGGTCACAAATATGTTCTATGTCTTCCAATTCTTTTTTAACTTTCTGTGCCCATTTTTCTACGAATTCTGCTGTTATTTTTCTTTCTGTCATTTTATATTATTCACCCTTTCCCATTCCCTTTTTACCCAGTCAGTTTCGGGCATACCCTTTAGCATACCGCCAGTTTCTTTTGTGCCACAACAGCAAAACCAGTGCCACTCTTTCGCGGGCAATCCATCAATCACATTGTCTATCTCAGTAGACATACGCTTCACCATGAGTTTTTCACAATTCGGGCAAGTAATGTGTTCCTTTAGGTTGAGTTGATTATAGATGTAGTTCATTTATGCCTCCATTCTCTCTCCATTTCTTTTAACCACTGCTTTAAGAGTTTTTGTATCTTTTTCTCATGTTTAATTATAAGTTTATCTTTGTCAGATTTTCGTGGCATCTTTTACCTCCTTGTAGAAGTAAATCATATATTTTAAGAAATGGGAATACTTTAGCATAATAAAAGCATCCTTCCACTTGGTCTCCTTCTCTTTCATCACCAATACGGGGATGTTCTTCCCGTGTATGTTTAATTCAGCCTGCCTGAACCACCTTTTGATACTTGTGGGCAATTTCTTGCGTGTCTTTACTTCAAAGGAAATCCCAAGTCCATCTTTTGGCGGTACACGCACATCATCCATTCCCATTATACCCATCCTTTGACCTTTCATATCCTTGGCTACCCTGCGTTCCGCTGCCTTCCCACTAGAACGCGAATCTATCATTCACTGACCCCCCTTTTTACCCACTCTAAGTTATTTGTTTTCAGTGTCATTTTCACACCCTTTTTCACTTACGAATACAATCCTATGGGTTTTCTTTGTTTTTTGTGTAATTATTTTTCTCAATAAAATCTAATGCCTTTGGAATCAGTGGTTTACTCCCGCTTTCCATCTTCGCTACATACTGTTGACTTACGCCCAATTTAAAAGCTAGTAAACGCTGGCTCATGCCCTTCCTTTTCCTACACTCTTTCAATGAACTACCGAGATGCCCGTTTTTCATTAAAAAATCAGACACGTGGTGATGAAATTCTTTTGTATTTTTAAATTCCCTCCCAGTTAATTTCTCTAGCTCTTCTATTATTCGTACCCGCTTACAGGTTTCATTGGGACTAACGGTAATTTCTAAGCTCTCCTCTTCGTGTGCCCTATTACAGATGTAATTATAGAGGGTCTTAACTCTTGTTACTTCTGGTGTGTCCACGTTTCCTCCTTATCTATCATGTTAGACATCTTCCCATCCATCCTTGCCCCAAAATTTCTGATGCTTTTCTGACATATAAAAAGCAAGCCAGTATTGTTCCATGGAATCTATCCCCCTGTCGGCAAATCCATCAATATTATCTGCGACAAACTTATTAAGATGAACTATCAGGCAACATGGACACTTACATTCGGGCATCATTTCCTGAATCTGGTCTTGACGGGGAAGCCAGATATACTCATCCACATCTTTCCCCTTAATATCTCTGCCATAAGTTAAAAACTTGTATTCGTCATTCCAGCAAAAATCATGGTCGTATGGTGGAATTGTCCACTCCCCCTGAATCTCGGGGCAATCTGACATCTTAATATAAAGTTCTGAAGTATCCATTATTTCTCCTTTAGTTTTTGGAATTCTTTTATTACTGCCTCTATTTGCCGCGAACTCATGTCTGCCCGCACCGCCTCGGTCGCCTCATCATCGCGGTAAACTTTAAGACATGGCTCACCATCATCCGCCATAAAAACAAACATATGAGACAAACCGCAAGTACAACATGCGACCATAATCGCCTTGTGAGGGAAGTTTAACATACCACCCTCTAATACGTCATCAAACTTCATTCTTGTTTTGCCCCGATTCCATGCCCTCTTTCATTTTTTCGTACTGCTCTAATCTCTTCACAACTTCATCCATCATTCCCCTGTAATAATTTAAGTTGGTCATGAAGGCATAGTAAACTGCCCTATCATAGAATAACCATAGTTGTTCGATTAGTTCCTTGGTTTTCATTTCTCCCTCCATGAGTATGTCCCATCTCTTTTTAAATTCGCCGTCGTCGGCAATTTAGACCAATCACACTTCCCACATTCTTCACACGGCATCATGGATACTATCCTATCATAGTCTGCGTAAGAAGTTAAGATTAGGTCTTGCCCGAAACCACAATTCTTGCACCTTATCATATACTGGGGCATCTAAGCTCTCCTCTCCAACCACCTTACTGCCCCCGACCTGCCCGAAAGAAGCTCTTTGTGTCTGGGGCACATGGTATATTTCTCGTGTTGCCACGGTTGGCGGCGAAATTTCCTATCGCAGTCAGTTCTACAGCAGACCATCCATTCTAAACTATGTACACCCCTTGATTGCCACTGTGGTATTGCTTTAGTGGTGTTTAGTGCACGGTACTGCTTAAGGTACACCCGTTTGCGGGCAATATAACAGTCATCACAGAGCTTTAGTATGGTGTGCTTACCTACCTTATTACCACAGGTACAATTCATTTGCCCGATTTTATAAGTTCCTCTAATTCTTTTTCAGTGACAACAAATCCATCCTCGGGATAAAGACCAATGTTTGATTCTTCCCACCCAGTCTCTTCAAGGCTATCCAACTCGATGTTTGCTAAACGTGCCATTAATGAGCCATCACAATCTTTATCATATCCAGTTATTTTGAATGGCAACAAAACAATCGTTCCAATCGGCTCTGGTTCAATCGGGTCACGTTTAACTATTACAGCATTTGGAGCAAATGGCTCTAAGCGGAAATTCTCTTTTTCCGATGTTATCTCTCTTATCTTTCTCATCCTCACCTCCTATGTTCGGGGATGGCTTCTTCGTTCCATTCATTGCCCCGATTTTTTTCTTTAATATACTTGTCTATCACGTTAGACATTCTGTCGATTTCATCTCTTGTTTCGTCTAGAAAATCCTCGGCAATTTTTAGAGCATTCGACGTGTCTTTAAGGTCGCGGGTAAGGTCTATGATAACCACCCAACTCACCAGTAAGAAAAGTATAAGGATAATAGTAAGTAATTGTTTCTTCATCTCCACACCTTCCACCATTTACGGTCATATCTCGGACAATTATTATTATTGTTGGCAGATTCATATATTTTTTCGTGAGGATAGACCCTACCTGGTTCAGGCTCTAAGCCACTAATACTGAAACATCGGTTTATCCATGCGGGATAATTCCATTTACAATCTTTACAATAAACTTTCATTTTTTCCCCCATTGTTTTCCCCAGTATTCCCAGTCTGTCTGGTTGCTGAATAAATATATGTGGTTATTCTTCAACACAGCGAAACCATTTGACCAGAATGGATGGGTAGTAGTAGTTAAATTCAAATACGCAGTCTTAGATAGTTCGAAAAGCCCACCCATATCTATCCCCATGTGTTTCCCGCTTCTATCGTATCTTAAGGCGATAAAGTGTCCATGGGCATTCAGGATATGTCGGTGGAACTTCTCTGCCAGCCTAATCGCGGTACTACCACTTAACTGGGAATAACTCTTAGGGTGTACCACCAACCAATCCTTACCAATGTACAATTTGTCATAGTAACTATATTTGAATTGTTTATCCCAAATCTCTTTACTTATTAACTCGATGATATGCCTCGCCTGTATGCGGGCTTCTGTCATGCGTGTAATACGATCCTCATGGTTGCCCCGAATCAGTACCGTCTCGTCAAAGTACCGAAGCATGTTCAGCACAGACCCACACTTCTCTATGGTCATGTCTAACTCAGTAGACTCCTCGCCCTCCTTTTTAGGCCAGTGCTTGGCAAAGTCCATGTCAAAAAGGTCGCCCGCGATGATGTGTTTTTTGAGTCCTAGAATCTCGGCAATCATCAGGGCTCTATTAATCCACACTTCACTGTGGTAGGGCGAGTGGTAGTCACAGGTGATAAGATAGTCTCCCAGCGGTAGTTTGAGGCACTCGTAGAGCTTGATAGAGGTGTCGCGGGCAACTAAAAACTTAGTACACCCAAACCGTAAGCGGGCACCCTCTACTGATTTATAAGTAAACAAATGATTAAAGACATTACTAAGAATAGGGACTATTTCTCTAGTCGTATACCCCTCTAGGGTTAGGTTCTTTAATGTCTCGATTGCCTGCGGGCAGGTATCCCAATTAAAACCGTGTGAGTAGGTCATTTCCCCTCCTCAAGCACGACTAAGACGACTTTCAGACATGCTTCGAGGGGGGTCTTGACAATTCCGCTATATACTTTTATTGATTTATCTTCATCATTTTCCCCGATAATCATTTTTTTATAATATGTTTCATAATAACTTCCTACATCCGATATGCTTCCGTAGAAACTCCTAGACTTCAAAAACCCCAAGCAGTCGGATATAGTCCAGAGGGGGATGACGCCAGTTATATCAAACCACCCTTCATTTGAAATTTGTACTCTATTAACAAGAGCAATGATTACCAAAAAGTAGTTATGATATTTCCTAACCCAAACCCAATCTCCAGATTCAACCTCCTTCCTATGCTTCTCCGCTACCTGCTTACACAGGCTTATTTCTTCTTTGGTGAATTTCATCTAAACCTCCTCCTAGTAGACATAATCCTTCTTTATGCGACACTGTTATCCGATGCTAAATTTGTTCTTACCCCATTTAATTTCATAGGGGGGTTGATATGGATATGTAGTCGCTACTTCTACCCAACCTTTCCCACCACAACCATGACAGGTTACCATTGACGGTGAAGCCGTAGCCTGTTTATCGTGGTCTGGGTCTTTAATTTTTCCTCGTCCATTACAAATAGGACAAGTTTGTGCATGTGCCATAATAACCTCCTTAATAATGAGCACTCAAATATAAAATGTTTTTTTTCTTAATAAATAAACATCCTTGAAGCCAAACATATTCACCCTGATAAGAAGTATCTCCGTTTATTATTTCTATAGTAGTTTTATCCCATCCATGTTTCTTGAAATAAACATCTTCAATTCTATGATAATAAACTTTTGCATCATCGGGGAAATCCTTAATCAAGCGTTTTAAATCTCCAACCGTCATTCCAAAATCAGGCATCTTTACCTCCTAGTTGACATAATGCATATTATCCGACACTATTTTGGTAATGGTAATTTCCTTAATGCTCCGACAGCTTCTCGATACCAATGCTTAACCGAAGCAAACGACCTGTCTTCAGAACCATTAAACAAAACATAGCAATGGTCATCAATAGCAACATGGCTTATTCCTCCATATTCATCCTTCAACGTAGCAACTGGGCGCATAATCCCAGTTTGGGTTTTAAATTCTTTGTCGGGTTTTTTTTGTAATTTATACATTTATTCCTCCTAATTGTTGGTTTTCCGTAATATCAATAACCACCACTCGCCACCTACAAAAGACCTCTTTACCACCCTCTTCCCACCATTCTTTTATGCCCCTTATCTTTCTTGCAGGTAATCTTAAATACTCCGTGAATCCACTTTTATTCTTAAACCCTATACACCACTCATACCTCTTGGGGCATAGCCTATACACTAACTCATACCATGATATCATCTTTACCTCCTATCATTGTTTTTCTGGGCGATGCCAAGGACTCTTTTGTTCAAAATAGCTACCGTCCACCAAGTCATAGTTACATATCTCCCCGTTAGGGTTGAGTTCTGTCTTATAGTCTTTGAGTTTTATTATTTTTGCCCAACCAGAATTAGAGAGGGTTATGTATAGACTCGCCAGTTCCCTAGAGGCATCACCACCCCTACCAAACTTCTTATTCTCGTCCTTCTGTAGGGCTATGATGGCTATACCACCCGTCTCCTTGAGAGAGATGTGTATGTCTTTAATCTTATTCCCCACCTTCCAGTGTTCATCTGTTATCATTAAAAAGTCTATTATATTTAAAGCGTCAGGGAACAACGCATCGTGATAGTTGTCATGTCGTTGATGCGCGGGCATCCTCCATAATTCTATCGGGGTGTTAAACTTAGAAATACGCTTCTTGAGTTTCGGGCCACCTAATTCAGAGGAAAAATAATGGCAGTCCCATTCGGGCATATTAAGCTCTACGATGTTTAAACACATGGCTGATTTACCCGCGTTAGACTCTCCTGCAATAACAAATATATCTCCATTGTATAGATTAACCATCTTATCCAACTCTAAAGGCAATCTAATCTCCAATGGGGTTTCGTCGGCATTCTCCCAGTCAATATCAATAATCTCACTCTCGATGCGTCTATAATAACCATATCTTCTCTTCTTCCACGACTCAATAAGACCAGCGTTTTTGAAGAAATTAATCGCAAACCTGATAGAACTCTTATCATTCTTGCTAACAGCTCCTAACTCATTATATATGTCCCTAACACTCCAATAACTCTCGCTAACAGTAATCCAATCCTCGACCTCTTTCTTCCATGGTCGCTTAGCATTGATTTCATCCAGAGCCTCATCTACTGCCTCTTGTATATCTTTGTCTTTGCCCAGTTTTGCCGCGACACGTATCTTGCCTAGAGCCTCTTGCGATAGTTTCAATAGTCATCGCCCTTTTTGGTCAAACACTTGTATCGCCATGCTTCCCGTATGCTCCAGATAGTGCCCCTGTTGTAACACTTTTCGCAAATCATCTCAGAGTACCCCCCGATATTATAGATAAGGCTGTTTATGCTGTTTTCAAATTGCCGACGGCATATATCACACTGCCACCAACCATTAACTTCTCTTGAGTCTATCTGGTTAGACACTTCTATTTGCCCGATTTTATAAGTGCCACAATTTGTTTATATGCCCGCTCATGGTCTTTATTAGCCATAAATGGGATGCCAGTTTCCTCATCTACGCCCCAATCCATATTGTCATACCATGTAGTCATGTGATTTATAAGCTCTTCCCTATCTATCTCGTTAGACATTAACTTTCTCTTTTATAATGAATATCCCTGATTCCTGTTTTAAGATTAAAACCCGAACCTTGAAATTTAAGGTCGAGTCTTTTTGCAATTTTATTGAACTCCTTCTCGATAGCAGAATCTACCTGTAAATCTGATTCATAATAAATTTTTAAATCTTTCATATTTTACCTCCTATTTCGTGGTAATTTCCTCATATAACTTATCTATTAAATCATAAAAATACTCAAAAATCTGGTTCTTATAAAGACAAAGAAAACTATTCACCCCAATGCCGTGCAGTTCTCCAATATGGCATTCAGTACATAGGGGAATAACAGAAAGACCGCCAGCCTTTTTAGTGCGCGGAAAATGCGCTTTTTCGCTTTTCCTCTTTTCATGCAAAATACAACCGTGTTCTCCCACATAATCTACATATTTTTTATTTATGCCCCGTTGCACCTCCTTTGGTTCTGACATAGGCTGGCGACCTTTTTCTTTGCGTATTGCGTTAATCAAATCCTTATTACTCCAACTTCCTGCCCGACTTAGCCACTCATCGGGGTCTTTGCTCACATACGGCATGATTTTCCGTAATCTTGAGTATGTAATCTCCCATAAGGTATCCATGTTTAGGTGCAGTTCTTCTATATACTTTTCCCAGATTTCGATGTATGCGTAGATGGTGGCACGTTGATAACCGACTTTAGGGTCGGCGCAGAACTGACCAAAATTATCACACTCAGAATCGAGGTGCTTGTATAACTTTTCGTCTCTTATACGCTTGAATAGATGCCCGAGTTTAAAGACTCTTAGTGTTTCTTCGGGTATTGTATCTACAATTTCCCGATACAGGTCATGGGCGTAGTCAGCCTTATCTTCTTTATTCATTTATTTGCCCGCGATTTTTCTTTTAGTAGGATATCTACAATTTGCCCATATGCTATTTCGTCCTCTTTCCCCCATTTAAAATTCGGATTCTTTAATTTTAATAACACACAAAAATCCATAAAACTCGTGTCTAACCAATCTAATAATTCCCATTTTGTCATTTGTCTATCGCGTTAGATATGCTATTTGCCCGATTTATTCTTATCGTATTTTTCAGGAAACCTAATTAGAAAATAAGCTATCCAAAACACCCCACTTGGAAAAAAGAACACCAAAGTTAATAGCGCAATTACGCCCATCATGGTTTCAACCCATTCCTTACTGTTCATTGTCCATAAAATTCCCGTTCTTGCATTACTTCGGTGGGTTTTCCACATTCAGAACAGATATAAAAGTAATATCGTGTTCTTCTTTCTCCCCATTCACAATCCCGTTCCAATATAGAAATTTGTTCTACTGGTTTTTTGTGGCACTTACTTTCTAATTCAATCATCTTAATCTCCTATCTATCCCGTTAGACATCGTGGCATTCCTCATAGTCTTCAATCTCCCTTAAAAGCATTTTTGCCACATCAAGTGGCATCCCTATAGTATCTTCCATTATTTGTCTTGCCCGCGCTGGTGACGGCGCCATCCTCATGTAACACCTAAAAGCCTGTGCCATAGTCCAGCCTTTGGTGTAGTGCTTCTCTAGGCCGTAAACCAAGCCCCACAGAGGACATTCGTGGCATTTCTCACCATACTCTCTCTCACACGCTTCGCACCACTGTTTAATTAGTCCCTTCTCTTCTTCGTTCATCTTCCAATCTTTTTAAGTAATCTATAAACCTCAAGTAAATGAGTGAATGTTTCCCAATGGTCACTCACGTCCTCTCTCTGGGCTTCTTTAAGCTCCTTATCCGTCGGTAATACCAACACCCAACAGTTATCTACCTTGTGTCCCTGCTCTTCTAATAGGTTTTTATATGCCGCCAACTGAATAAACTGGTCACTGTAAACTCCCGATGATTTAAAATCCAAGAGTGTCTTTTCCCCATCAACCAATCCATAGAAATCAGGAGTGCCACCGTACTCCCATTTTTCAGATACCAATTGTTCTTCTAAGAGGATTGGTTCGAGCTTGTGTTGTTTCCCCCATTTTCGGAATAATTCAAAGCCATTCATTGCCGACGCAATTTGATTCTGTGAGTAGTCCCCAGTATCAATCGTTTCGTCTTTCAGGTAGTGGAATATCATAGAGTGCATTAACGTACCAATCTCGGCAAGGTGGTCTAAGTGTTTCCTGTGGTTTATCCCATCCCTACCGAGATTCCAATACCAGTTGTAGAGTGGGGGTTTTGCAAGTAGTCCCGTAACTGTAGTTGTGCCGACAATAATCTTGCCCGACTCATTGTGGTATCTCTGTTTGGCTTTAGATTTCACTTACTTGCCGCCGTTTCCTGAGGCATGCCGTATCCCCTTAATGGATAAAAAGCAGGACACCATTCTTTTTTACTAAGAACTTTACTCCCGAAATAAGTACATGAAGCAGGAAAAGATTTATTGTAATAAAACTTACAATCTCCGCACACTTCTTTCATTTTCCCTCCAGTACGTATTTCTCAAGCCTTCTTGCTATCGCCACGACCAGTTCTTTATTTCCCTTTACTGTCATATCTATGGGTGTGCCATTTACGGCAGCACTCGCAGCCTTAATACATGTTTGTCTAATAATGAGGACTTCTCTGCTTACCGCGACATTGTCTAACGCAGTAGATGTTCTCTCATCCTGAGCTTCGGGGCTATCGGGTGGTCGTTGGTCGGATGAGGGTTCTGTAGTAGCTCCTGGAGGCCATGGTGGTTGTGGTTCTTCTGGGGGTTCTGGTGATTTCAAATCCTCATTTATATCTTTATCGGGCACTCCCATTCGGATATTATTGATATTTAAAAATCCTTTCTCTGTCTTGAATATATCCACCTCTACTTCTGAGCCTTTTTCTATCATTTTACATGCTTGGAACACTTCGGGGGCACTCTGTTCAAAAGCACTCACCCACACTTCACCCTTTTTGTATTTGCCCGACTTAATCAGTTCCCAATCTGTCCATTGTTCCCAGTCTCCGTCGTTAGAGAGAAATGTGGTATCTTCCAGTAGGACAGAAACGCGGGCATCTTTAAACGTAATAGCTTTTATCTTACCTTGAAATCTATACTTGGGCATCTTTTATCTCCTCATAAGTTATTTTAAAAATATCATCTTCACAAAAGTATTCTTCTCCTTTTTCGCCAATTATTAACCAATCTCCAATGTTCCCCGTCATCACACCCTCTAATGTTTTAACTGTCATTGGTTTGGTTAGGCGATGCGCATTAATCACTATTGGTTTCTTTCGGTATTTCATATAAACCTCCTTGTGTCTAACCCGCTAGATTCGCGGGCATGTACTAATCTTACTCCCTACCTACTATGTTGTAAAGAACTTTCTTTATTTACCCGCGATTTCAAGAAGAAGGCTAGGCGATGAGGAATCGAACCCCAAGCTTGTGCTATCCTTGTACTTCGGACAGTGTTCGTCTTAGCCAAGACTATCCTAGCCTCCCCTTGATTATCCATTGGTCCTCTCTTTGGTTGGAGCAGTAAAAAGCACCTTCTTCATAGGTTAAGTCTTTACACCATCCCTCTGTGGGAAGAAAAATATGACAAGACTTACACAATTCTGGGATATTTTCCTTATACTTCTTCTCATTTTGCCAAAAACAGATAATGCTTTTTTCCCTATTCATCTTTACCTCTCGTCTAATGTGTTAGATTTTCGTGGCAAATAAAAAGACACACCCACCAAGGCAAAAGGAGAGACACCGACGGCATCTATAAAAACCTTCGATGAGTGTGCCTCGTGTTTGACTGACAATATAATGTATAAGAATATTAAGATAATACTTAATATTCTTTAACGTCGCTAAAACCTTTCTCATAGTGTGGGGTTATTTACTTGCCCCGATTTCTGTGGGGGTCTACCGTGATAGATGATTCTCTCACGAGTGAACGGATGAAGTTGATGAGTTTATTCTCACCTTCTTCCTGGCTCACTTCTTGAGAAGGTTTAATAATGTAGGCTATTAAATCCCTCAACTTCCACGCCTTCTCCTCTATCCACTCCTCGGTGACTTCTAGCTGATTTTTGTGTGCTTCATTGAATATTTCACCTGCCATTCCCGTTAACCCCCTCTTCTTATGTAGCTTCTGTATCATCTTTTTTATTTGCTGGTAGGCTCGTTGAGCATCCTCTGTTAATTCTTCCTTCGATGTAAAATTGAATTTTATGGGTGGCATATCCTTACAAACCTCACAATAGACATTCTTGAAACAATCCAAAATATCTAGAAGCTCTTTTTTATTTAACTCACTCATTTTTCCTCTTTATCTACTACAGTAGACTTTTCGGGGCGAATAGTAACATCTATATCTTCGAGCATCTCTTTCATGGTATCTCCTATGTATGCCCAGTCTCTATGTGATGTAACCTGCTCCTTCGCCTCGTCAGCCCAACACTCAATGTCTCTCTTGGTGATAGTAGGTTGGTTCTTTATGATTGCCGCGATTTCCATGTAGGCTTGTTCGTCTGATTCTACCCACGATTCAGAGCGATGTGATTCGTTAAGAATGCCCTTAATGAACCATTTCTGTCTTTTAAACCATTCTAAAAGTTCCTCTTTCTTCATTTCTCCCTCTGTCTACCGCGATAGATGAATTGGTTGCCTTTTTGCCACCGCTTTTTAATGAGCTTGTAATACACGATACCCCCGACGGTAAATAAAACCCATAAGATAATTGCTAATTTTCCTATCATGTTTGCCTCCTTAAATTATTTTTTATAAAATTTATCGCATCTTGATATTCCTTAATCACCTTTATATTCCAAGCTTGACTTCCCAATGATTGATGTCTATTCCTCCTGGCTTTTCGAGTCCACAGTTTATGCGAGTCCCTACATGTTTCAAGGAGCTTAATTAGCGATGACTTACTGTTAATTATCACATTATCTCCTTTTGTAAATTCTATTATATGATACATCAAACTCTTTTACGCAATTAACTCCTCTGCACCAATTGAATTTAGCAATCCATTTCTTTTTGTAATAAATATCCACCGCAAGGGTTTGTTGTCCCCACTTTCCTTCTAGGCGGAACTGATATTTACATTTATTTATTAGGTTTTTCATTTGTCTAACCTGTTAGATTTCGCGGCAATAAATCCAAAACACCCCCCTATTACAAGACCGATAATAAGCCAAAAACCCCATGATTCATAAAACATTTATACCTCCTTGATTAAATCCATTCTCTCAAATATCTGTACATAAAAAACCTCATCAGTACCCTTAATTAAATGCCAACTATCTCCCGTGGCTTGGGGGGTGTAGGCAACCCTAGCTCTGAATATAGAGTCTGAATGGACAAAATGGACATTTACTAAACTACCAATTTCAATTTTGTTCCTTAATTCAATCATTCTTGCCTCCATTTTCGCGGGCAGATATAGAAAACATGTTATACCTCCTTTTGTGATGCCTCGATTTTGTCCATCATTTTTTGAAGTCTGCTTAATTGCTTCCGAGCTTTTTTATCCTCCCATTCATCCCAAGTAACCATGTCAATCAATCCGTGGTCAAATCTTGTCCCACCCCGAAAGAGTTGCTCAAAGAATGAAAGACAGCCATATTCTTCTTCAAACTCATCAAATGGACAACCAGTACAGCCTAGGTATAGATTACAGAAGGGGCAATGTCTTCTTATCTTATAATAACCCTCTTTGGCATCCAAAACTGCATTTTCATGGTTATACCTTGCCCTTAACCTTTTCCAATGGTCATTACGAATCTTGATTGTTTTGCCAAACTTTTTGAAAATAATCATTTGTCTCCTCCATTAGACGCGGGCATCTCCTGCCCACATCTCTTACATACTTTCTTCTTATTATATGCCCCGAAATGTCTTATTTCTATTGCTCCGATATTTACAAAGAAGAACGCAGGATCGCGGGCAGAAGGATAGTACCCCCAATTAAGACACCAAGCAGACGGGGGCATCCAGAATAAGACTTCCCACTTACCAAGGTTCATTCTACTTGCCCCGATTTTTAGTTTTACAGTGGGCATAACAATACATCTTGCCTCTCCAAATATACCCAAAATTCTTACATGCGTCCCCCCTTTTTGTTGAGCATTCGCACATGTTTTCGTATAGTGGTCTTTCTTCTTCGTACATAGCACACCTTTTAGTCGCATTAGACATATATGCCATCCCGTTCCAAAAACTCATTTATCTACCCCGTTAGACACCGAGCCGAGTGTCTCGGCAAGACAATCTTTCTCTAGACACCTTAGGCAGATATACCCCGATTTCGTGGCATGTACTTCATCCCTACTAAGATTACCCTGTCCGCATCTACTACAGTTATAGAAGAATATCTCTGCCATTCCTTGAGCTATATCGTCTTTATTCATTCTTATTGCCCCGATTTATATCTTTCTTTAAATCGTCAACAAGCTTATGGATATAGTATTCCAGGGTGATGTATCTTTCCGTCCCAGAATGTTTGTCCTTGATTTTTGACAATGCCTCTAATAATCGTTGATAAACATCAATTTGTTTCATTATTATTCTCCTTTGTTTTTTAATTTAAATATTTTTTCTAGCCATTCGTCATTTAAATCGTAAGGCATACCTTCGAATTGTTCGGGGTGCAGACATCGGGGGCAAACGTCTCCCCTCATTGGTATGTTTACTTGATATAAAAATATCTTTTTACATTGGTTACATCTTACCCATTCACTAAATGTTCCCATCTTATTCTCCTTTTATTTATCTATCCCGTTAGACAGATCGCGGCATAACTTCTCTATACTCTCTTTTAACTTATCATATGCCCGCAACCTTGCTACGATTTCAGCACAATACTCTTGATATAAACCTTTAATGTCCTTAATATCACATCGGGGTAACTCACCATAGCCTACATCAAAGTTGCCATCTTTAATGAATTCTTCAAGGTCTTTTGTTCTTATCATATTATCTCCTTACTTGCCGCGATTTTCGGGCAATCCTTATCGTTCATTTGAGCCTCCCTTTTTTGCGTCTTTTTCTAAAATAAGCCAATCTTCATAGGCAAGTGGTTCTTCCTCCATCTCTTTCTTCGCCCCACGATATATTTCATAACACTCTTGATAGAGGGCTTTCTTAGTTGCCCTAATAATTCCCCTGACATCATAATTTTTCACTTAAGCCTCCTCTAGCCAACCCAGGCTAAAGTCCAGTTGGTCAATCCTACCAATCCAATACTCAGGAAAGCCAGAGGGGTTCTCGGCAGAGTAAAACTCATCATCTTTTAAGATTTCCTT